TGAAAATAAATGTATGACATTTTTTAAAAAGTCAATAGAAAAAAAAGAAAAAAAAGACGTTTTAAATTTGTTTTTTTGTGTGTACGTGTATGTATATTCCTATATAATGGAAGTATGTTAAGGGTCAACTGGTAACTCGGAAATCCATACTCTAGTATAGTTTAGTTTCTATATGTAACATTTATAACGAAAAATAAAATCATACATTATAAATTATGTACAAATTTTATTTGGGATAATTATAAAACTTTTTATAAACAAAATAATTAAAGGATAAAAATTATTATGACAACGATAAATAAAGAAATTAAAATTGAAGATTTGCAAATTCCAACATCTCAAAAAAAAGAGAAGAAGAATAAACCAAAACTTCAGAAAAAAATTAATTACTTTGATAAAGAAACAAAACTTGCAATCAAATCTGATGTGTCAATGGCATTGATGGATTTGCAAGAAATAATTATGAACATGATAAATTTGAATGATTTAGATTTATTTGAAGACTGGAATTTGTCAATGACATTTCAAGGTCAATTCAATAGTTTTAAATCACTCATTGAAAAATCACACTTCACAATTCAAAATCAAGGTAGAGATTTTTTTCAAAATGATAATAACTTAATCGTAATTGATTTTGCATGGTTACAAAAACTAACCTTCAATTCTTTTGATGATGAAACAAAAGAAAAAATCAAAAATAATATTCATGTACATAATGACTTGTACAAAAGAGAATTTGTACAAAACATTTTCAAACATGTTTGGTTATTGGTTGCAAGTCTGAATTTTGCAAGTAATACGAAAAGAAGAATTTTAGAAGATGGTAAATTTTCAAAAGTTTTTCAAGAGTATTACATTCCAAATAAATCAGATTTTGCAAACTGGTTTGAAGAGTTTGATACAGATGCAAAATGGTCTCGTGTTTCATATCCAAACTTAACGTTCAATGAAAATTCTAGTAATATTGTTAATCAATATATTGATGATGATATGGCAAATCGATTTTTTGAATTGATGATAAAAAATGAAAATTTACAATCAAGAGAAAAAAAATCTAGTAAGAAGAATAGAACAACTTTTAACGTGGTTGATGGTAATGGTTCGGAAGTTATAAAACCAATCAATTCAAATAAATCAACTAATGAAGTTTTGAAAACTTTAGTTTTGGTTGATAGTGAAGAAGTTGATAGATTGATAAAAGATGGAAGTTTAGATAAGAAAAAATGTAGATGGATTAAAATAAATGAGTAGAAAAAAAATAGTCTATCTTTTCACGAGAATAAATGGAATTGAAACCATTAAATATCTAGTGAAAAAATAAAAAGAAATTAGACCGAATGAGAATAGAAATATTTTTGTTCGGTCTTTTTTTTTGTTTAAAAATAATTAATAAAGATTAATATTATTTATTGGTTTATATGTGTAAGAAAATATTTTAATATTTATATTGTGAAGTCATGATTTTAAATATATATCTTATGAATTTTAATTTAATTTTCAAATAATATTGTACATTTCTTATCTGTACATTTTATATCTGTACATTGTGCCGATACAATCTACGACATACTGTATACACACTGGGGTATATTAGAGTGTTGAGATCTTTTTTTATATTATTAGTAACACTTGGTAACACCTTAGTAACACCCTTATTACTATTGGTTAGTAACACTGTTATGACTAAGTGTTACTAACAGTATAAGATTATAAATTAATATATATATTATATATATATATATATTACCAAGATTTATTTTTTTGTTTCTTAGGAATTGTGTTATTATGTTACTAGGAGAATTACTATGGTAAAGAAGACTACGGTCAGAAAAAGAAGTGTTGTTGCTAGGACACCTGCTGAGAAGTTTAGAGACAATGTATTGGTTGGATACCCTGAATGGGTTACATGGTCTAGGAAGCTTAGAAGGATCTTTGTGTGTTTACCCTCTTATGGGGTAGGTAAAGAAGCATTAGAGTCTATGTGTGAAGACTTTGATTGGAACTATTCAAACACTGAGAAGTTGACCCAGGGTAATGCTACTTTCAAGAAAGCAGTAACAGAGTTTGTAGAAAATGGTTACAAGTACAGAACAGTTCTTAGATACCCTAAATCAAAAAACCCTATACCCTTTCAGATCAAGTGGTCTAACCTACAACAAGTCTATATGATGGAGTCTGGTATAACCTCATTCATCAAAGCAGAGACTGGTAAAATATCACCAGCAGAAAGTAAATTGATAGAGAAAGCAGGTTTGCTAGAAATAGAACCTTTGGTACACTTACCAGATGAGACACCTAAAAATGTTCCACAACAACAGGTAGACATTTCTGGTGAATCAAGTTTATTTCAATTGCAAACTAACTTAAACGGAAAATAAATGTCATATCAATATACACCTTCTCCATGGCAGAAAAAGTTTCATGAGTCTAAGAGCAGGATTAAAATTGTATGGGCTGGTCGTAGAGCAGGTAAAGGTAGAGCAGTTCTTTCGGAACTTATGGTTGCTATCGCAGAGGCAGCTAAGACTCCTTTTCTAGCAGACAAAGAAATGGCGAAGGCAGCTAACCTACCAGTAGGATATGATCTAACTAACACACTAGAACCTGCAATCCATATATGGGTAGTTGCACCTAACTTTGCACAGAGCAGACAAGCATGGAACGAACTAAAACAATTCATACCACCAGAACTTGTAGTAAAAAGAAAACAAGGACAAGGTGGTGGTCGTGGTGACGGATGGAGAGAAGATGCAAAGTCTGTATGGCTATATCTAAAAAGTCCTAACCTAGTAAGACGAGATGTCTATATTGAAATAAAATCTGCTGATGATCCAGAATCTTTACAGACTGCAGGACCAGACTTTATCTGGATTACAGAGTCACAAGATATAAAAGAAGCTGCATGGAATAAACTAAGACCTATGCTTAACTCAGCTGGTCGACTTGGTAGAGGTTGTGTAGAAGGTATACCACCATTCCAAAGAACACACTGGTTTTCAAAACTTTTTAAATGGTCTAAAGAAAACCCTAGCGAAGATTACGAATCCTTTCATGCAACGAGTTTTGATAACGTATTCCTATCACAAAAACAGAAGTCTGCTATTGAAGACGAAAAAGCAACTATGCCAGAAATGGTATGGAACAGAATGTACATGGCTAAACAACCAGATGGTGGAGGTGGTTTCTTCAGACCTAGCAAGATACAAGAAGCTGGTACTGGTAAAGAAATGTTAATGCCAGATCCTAATAGAAGGTACGTTGCTGGATTAGACTTAGGTAAGAAACAAGACTATACAGTGTTCATTGTAAAAGATGCAATGAGTAGACAATCTGTGTATGCTTTAGAGATGTCTGGTAGTGACTGGGTTAGCCAAATAGAAACCATCAACTCAGAAATTACTAGATGGAAAGTAGGAGATGTTAGGGTTGACTCAACTGGTCTTGGTGATGTAGTATTTGACCATCTACTATCTTCTGGATTGCCAGTGACTTCATTTAAATTTAGCACTCAAAGTAAATATCAATTGTTTCAAAATTACTATCTAGCGCTAGAAAATGGGACTGTACATTTCCCAGAAAGTTGGGATACACTAAAAAGACAACTAGAAGATATAAGTATCAGACCTAGTGGAAATGGTTCATATGTGTTTTATAATGAATCAGGGGAACATGATGATTGGGTTGATGCAGAGCTGTTAGCTCTAATGGCTAGTGATCCACCAGGGTATGAAGACGGTGAGTATAATTATTTGGGAGCTATAAGTAGAATGAGACCTATAAGACCTACAGACTCTAAGAGACCGTCACGATTTATGCAAATGAGAAGACAACAAAAGACAAAACAAAAATTACAATATTTAGAAGAAAACGAATTAATTAGTAGTGAGACTAGGTAAACAATGGTTTTAGATTATGGAACAAACTCAACTGGAGAAAACTCAGACGTTATTAACGTAGAGGCATCAAACCCTACAGATGAACCAGAGATAACATTACAGTGGGTAAAAGAAAAAGCACAATCAGGTCACGAATTATTTAGAGAGTTTCGTAGTAAAGCAGAAGAACTAGATGACTTTTATCTAAACAACTTTGACTTTAGTGTTCCAGAAAACGGAACATTGATTAGACTAGGTACTGCACAGTCAGTAATAAATACTCTAGTTGCACACGTTAGTCCACAGTTCTTGGATATATCTGTTCCACCTCCAGGTGCAAGAGGACAAGCAAGAGCTGAACTAATGGAAAAGTTTTTGACAGGTGCTCACCATATGATAGAACACAGAACACCTGTATACAGAGAGATTACTAAACACGCTGGTCTTTATGGTATTGGTTGGGAGAAGATAGAGTTTACTGCAAATGAATGGAGTGACTTTCCAGAAGCACCACCACATGAAGAAGAAGCAAGTGCAGAATACAGAGAACAAGTTAGAGAAGTATTAGATAAACGATCTGTTTCATGGCCCATAAAATCTGTAGCCGTAAATCCTCAAAACCTTATATGGGATTTGAATAATGGTACACAACCTAGATGGGTTATATATGAATATCAAGTAGATGCAGAATGGGTACAAGCTCACTTTCCAGAATGGAACGTACACAAAAAAGGTTACGTTACTTTCCAAGAAGTATGGACTGCATCACAAGTAGGATACCTAGCAGATGATAAATGGGTATTAGAACCTAGACGACACGGTTATGGTAAACTACCTTGGATTATGTACTGGCCCCAGATGGGATTAGATACTGGTAACTCAGAACCAGAAACTTTATACATGGGATTACTAAACGGATCTATAGATATGCTAAGAGCTCAAAGTCAATTAGCATCACACTATATTGACATCGTAGGTAAATCAGCATGGCCCACACTAGAATTTACAGGACCACCAGGAATTACAGAAGAAGTGCAAGCTGCATGGGATGATACTCCAGGTGCAAAGAATATTAAACCACCACAGGTAAATGTTAATGCATCAGATACTCCAAGACCACCAGCGGAGATTGGTATTGCAAAACAATTCTTAGATGAAGCTATTGAAGCTAATACAGTTCCTGCTGTTGCTAGAGGACAAAGACCTATGGGTGCAGCGTCTGGTTATCATACTGCTGTGCTAGCTGGTATTGCATCACTTAACTTTGGTGCAGTAAAAGAAGCAATGGAACGTGGTTTACAAGAAAAAGGTGAATTAGTTCTAAGAATTGTAGAACATGTAATTGATGATAAACTAACAGTATTCGGTAAAACAGAAGCTGGAGTTTTAGATGCAGCTATCAAACCTTCTGACATCAAAGGGCATTACGTCAACATTGTTCGTATTAACTCTGTGTCGCCAGAAGAACAAGAAAGAAGACTTAACCTTTGGGCTAACTTGTGGAGATCAGGGTACGTTGATTTGGACACTGCTCTCAGAAAAGGTGGGGTAAGTAATCCTTTGGAAGTTCGTGCTAAGATACTAGAAGAACAATTTATAAACTCACCAGGTATACAAGAACAGTTACAAATGGCAGCTGCATCTAGAATACCTACCATACAAAATATTATAGAAGCAGCAGGACAGCAAGGTGCAGTTCAAACTCCAACTCCAGAAGAGACGGCAAGAAATATTTTGAACACACAAACATCTATGCAGTTACCTAACGCAGGAAATTTTCAGCAAGGTAACCAAGCTGGCATAAGACCTAACAACCCAGGTACAGGAGTACCACAAACTACTAGACCTGTAATACCAGGATCTATAGACGAAATGAATCAAACAGCTCGTGCTGTAGCAGGACCAAGAACTGGTAATGTTAGAGTACCAGGGGCAGACATATCACCAGGAGCAAGAGGATAATGGCAAAAAATACACACCCATTAGAATTAGCATTTATGAAATTTGATGAGACTACACAGCGAATGCTTAAACAAGTCTCTCAAAGTTTTGGTAACCTAGAAAAAATACCAGAAGTAAAACAACCACAGACTAGAAAAAAGAAACAAACTATATACAGCAACAATATGCCTAATCCATTTGGAGGGAACTAATGACTACAGACAATTCTTATCAAAGACAAAACGAATTATTACCTAACCCATTAGTTAGTGCAACAGATCCTAATACAGTATTTACAGGACCAATGGTTAGATTTATTCAAGATGTTCTTACAACAGGATCAAACTATGCGGAAACATATTACGATGAAGGTGTGTTTTCTTCAACAAGAAAGAAAAACTGGGATTTAGATGAAACAGTAAATCAAATTAATCAAAGTGATGCTCCAGCAAACACACCTCTTTTTAACAATAGGTTACTTAATTCAAAAATTAACGCTTTTACTAGTAATCAACAAGAAAGAGATGCCCTTGTAGATTATTTTTCAAAAGTTAGCTTTAGTAAAAATGATTTAAATGCACTTAATAGGATAGTTGGTAGGATGGTAGATCCTGATGTTGCAACAAGAGTAGCAGCTGGTCTTGACACAAATCCAATAGCATATGATGTTACTAATCAAACACCCTTTGCAGCAGATCAAATATTTACTGAAGAAGGTCTTTATACAAATCCCTTTGGGGAAACAGATCTAGATGCTATACAGTATGGACTTCTTGGCAATAACGTTGTTTTTCCAGACACAGCTGCACCTCCAGTAGAGTCAGCCAGTTCTGCGATGGGTTCTATTGTTCCTAGTAATGTTACTCAAGATAACTTAACAGAATACTTAAATCAGTTAGGCACAACAGCAGATGATCTTTACTCACAAATTATAGCTAACCAAGATGAATTTCTTGTTAACGAAATTGACCCAGATACTGGAACAGTAATTGGGCAAGTGCTTGACCCAATCGCACAACTTGTTGTAGAAAGAGCGGCAATTGCTAGTGAAGTAGATATGCAAAGAGAGATGGCTAAGAATGAAAGAGATTTTCAAGAAAAGGCAAATAGATTACAAAGAGCTCATAATGAATTTGTAGCTACTATACAAGCTAATGCTACTTTAGATGCAAACCAAAAACAATTAGAAATTGCTCAAGCTCAAATAGATTTAGACAGAGAACTTGCAACTGCTAGATCGGAAGCAGATGTAGCCGAGGCAAATAGGTTAATTGCGTTAGACCAACAACGATACGAAGAAAGTGTAGCAGCTAGGAAAGCAGAAGCAGAAGCTAGGCAAAATCAGTTTGACTTGCAGATGCAGGAGTTACGAGACCGTAGAGCTTTAGATGAACAACTTGCAAACTTACAGGCTCAAGTTGGACTAGGTGCAAACGTAACACAAGAAAGAGTTGCATTAGAAAATCGTTTAGCAGCTGAAAGGTCAGCAGACCAACAAAGAATAGCAGATATACAAGTTGCAACTACACAAGCTGCAGCCCAAGAGGCTATTGCAAAAGCAAACCGAGATGCACAAACAGCTATAGCAAATGCACAGGCTAGTCAAACAACTACACTTGCAGATAAAGAAATAGCAATACAAGAAATATTACAAGAAAGAGATGAAGAAATTGCTAGATTAAATCGTTTAGCACAAGAAAACATAGCAACTACACAGGCACAAACATCTCCTTTCTTTGGTTTAGATACACCAGCCGAAAGAGCTCAAGCTCAACTTGCAGGAACTGGTGGAGCGTTTGGTGCATTAGGAACACTGGCTGCATCTGGAACACCATTTACAGCAGACGATATTTCACAGGCACAAAGAGGAGGACTAAGTGCAGCTGAACAACTAGCGTTAGCAAGAGCACCAGGTAATCCTTTTAATCTAAGTGCTAACCAACAGATAGCATTACAGACTGCCCTAGCAAGGGGAGGCTTAACTGCCGAAGAACAGTTCAACTTGCAAACAGCATTAGCAAGAGGTGGTTTATCTGCTGAAGATCAATTTGCATTACAAACTGCCTTGGCTAGAGGTGGACTTACACCAGAACAAAGGTTAGCAGAACAAAGAGCTACAATTGCATCAGATATATTTAGGGCATCACCTCAAACATTAGGTGCATTGTCTGGAGTATTAGGTGGTAATCAAAACTTAAGAACTGCACTGAATCCATTTTTAGGAACTACATTTACAGGTAATGGTACAACTACAACTCCTACTACCAATATGTCTGTTCCTACACTTAGACAATACCAGTCACAAACTCCATTTGAACAAGGAGCAACTCAAGCTAATTTTGCTGCAAGTGGTCAAAATTTAGAAGAGTCAATATTGGGAGGAACTCCTTTTGGAGTAAACATCCCTACAGGTACACTATCAGCACAGAATATATAGGAGGATAAATGACAACACCACCTTTTGGAACAGGATACTCTTCCTCTAGTACATCATCATTCTTTGATAAGTTGAGACAAAAAAGACTTCAAGAACAAAAACGTCAGCAACAAAGACTAGCAGATGCTCGTAAAAGAATACAAGCTGCTCGTGAATCTCAAAGAATTAGAGATCAATACGAACAAGGTAATGTTACAACTGCACTAGGCCCAGCAGTAACTCCAACTCCAGGACAATACTTACCTGTTCCTCCACCTACTCCAAATGATATTTATGTAAAAAACCTAAACGTTTCAAATCCAGAAATGATAGATTACGGTAAGTTTTTTGGATCAGGTGTTTTAGAAAATATAACAGAAGCTGGTATAACTACTTTAGGTAAATTAGAACCAGCTATGAATACAGCAGCGGGATTAGGTGCAAGGTTACTTCCAGGTGGTTCTGAGTTTGACAAACAATTACAAGCAGTAGTAAAAGAAAGAGAAGAAGCTGGAAAGGCAGGTGGTCTAAGAGGGTATTTTGCATCTGGAACTGAAGCAGCCAGACGTGCAGAAGTTTTGCAAAGAGGTTCAGAATACGGTGCGTCAATTGCACTTTCAGCATTACCAGACAATTTGTTTGGCACAGGTATAGACACAGATACATTAAACAACAAAAGAAAAAAATATTTTGAAGAATTTACAGGTGAAGAATGGAGTTTTGGTAACTCTATTAAATATTGGACAGACGATCTTCGTGCAACAAGACAAGCGTACTTAGAAGTAGAACAACCAAAGTATGTAAAAGGAACTTTAGAATTTTTTGGTGACCCAATAAACTTATTGACTGGTGGTAGTCTTGCAGAAGTAACAGCGGCATATAAAATTATTAAGGCAGGGGCAACTAAATCTGCTAGATTAGCGGCAAAACCTTTGGGTTATAATGACTTCCTAAAAGGCGACAATACGATAAAAGATAATGTAAGAAATGCTAATGCAGCAACAGACCCAGATATACAAAGTGAAGTTGCAGAAAGATTTGTTGTAGATAGTCCTCTTGCTGGTACAAGGTCTACTACTGTTTTTGATCCTGATTCTAATATAATAGATAAACTATCTGGTGTAAAAAGTGCTTCTAAAAAACAAAGTCTATTTACTGATGAATTACACAGTCAAACTTTAAGGCGTATATCAGAGACAACTCCAGGTGTTTTAATAAAAGTTATTCAACAAGGAAACAAATTGTTAGATAATCTTGGTCTTTCTTTTATGACTAGAACAACGGCATATGCAACAAGATTAATAAATCCAAAGTTTGTTGCTAGCGTTGGTAGAGATAAAGCAAATCTTCGTAACTTGCAAACAACTATTACTATTACAGAACAAAAACTAAAAAACCTTTCATATGCGTCTTCTCAATCTCTTCTTACTAAACTAGGAAAGTTTGATGATGTGTTTCAAGTAAACCCTAATAAAGTAGGAAATTATATAGATGATATTGAAGATGGAATGATTCACTTTAATAAAACTTTTAATAAAAAAATATTTGAAGAAGCTGCAAAAAAAGAAGTCAACCTTATAAAAAATTTTGATAAGGGTACAGGTGCAGCACAAAGAGTAACACTAAAAGATTTATATGCAGAGTTTACTGGTTTGACTGCTAAACAAGATAAACGAGTAAATGTAAGAATGCAAGAAAACTTTATTCATGAAAGTATTATTTCACAAGCAATAGTAGATTTAAAATATATTGCAAAAGAAAACAAAGTAGTAGCAGATTTAAATCCTGCATTCAAAGGTAAAACCGCAAATCCTTTTTGGGATGGTAAAAATATTACAGAACAAGGTGAATACTTCATACAGAAATCTTTAAACTCAGTTGAACAAGTAAATCGTCTTGATGCTATGGGAGCTCCTATAAAAGTTGCTAACACCAAAATAGTAAAAGGCAAAAGGGTTTTAGATGGAACATCTACAGTTTTAACAGGACAAGATAAGTATACGTTCCAACAACTTGCTGGTGGACACATAAGTAGAAAAGCTTACTTTGATGAAAAAATTAAATACAAAGGTAAAAAGAATTATCAACATGAAGGTGATTACAGAAATGCAAACGATAAGATAGGTAAATATTATAACGAGGCTAGGAAAGTATTAAACCCTGAAGACATTCATGATGTTGCTCTAAAAGATAATGGCATAAGATACTTTTCTCCAGATGAAATGGTTCACTTGCAAATGCAAGCTCATTATGAACAGATAGCACAGATTTATCGTTCTTCTCAATATCAAAAGTTTTTTGAGGCAAACCCAGCTATGTTAGAAAAGTATGGTGCTAAAGTTTTAAAAACTAAAGCAGGGCAAAAGAAAAACGTAGAAGGTTTATTTGATATTAGAACTAACATAGCAACTGGTAGAAGTAATGTATATGAGATTACAAAAAAAGATGTTAGTAAAGTTTCAGAAGGTGAAGTTATAGATGAAACCAGTAGAATTTTTGACAGTTTGTTTTTTCAAAATAGAGAACAAGCAGAAAACTTTGCAAGGCAAGCTGATGTACTTTTAGAGTCTAGGGCTTTAAAAATGTCAGACCTTACTTCTGTTGGGAAGATGACTGATCACTTTAAGAATGTTTTATTAGGGCAAACAGGCACAGGATTAGATATTCCTGCCAACCTAACAAGCACAGTAACTTCTACTGGTAGATTGTTTGGTACTGGTCTAGACGTAGCTGGTTCATTCTTGTATGGTTTAGTTTTCTTTGGAAAGGCAAACTCAGAAATACTAAAAGGTATTGCACAAGGTAACAAGGCTAGAGTAAACACAGGCTTAGAAATTATGAAAGTTCTAGGTAAAGCTCAATATAATGCATTTAAAGTTTTTGGAGATCAAAAGGCAGTTCAACAAAGAATATGGCGAAAAGACAGAGCAGATGCTATTAGAAGTGCGTCTACTTCTGGAGTAATTTTTAATCAACCTACAATAGAAACTTTTGAAGCTTTGCATAAAGGTGGAATTGTAAACAAACTTTTAGGTACAAATGGTAGAGCAGCGTTTGAACAGGCAGAACGTATATGGAGAAATTCTATTGATGAAATAAAAATAGGTACATGGGAATCTTTAACAAAACATTTAGATCCTGTACAAAATGCAACAGAACTAAGACAGATTGCAGAGTTTATAAACAAAGGTATGGGTACTTTAGACAGTGCTGCAAGTGGTGTTGGTAGAGCTCAACGAGAAATAGAAAGTGCATATTTATTTTTCTCTCCAAGAATGACAAGGTCTATAGTTGGATTATTAGGTGATGCTGTAACAATGGGAGGAAGGCAAGGTCAACTAGCAAGAGAAGGTGCTATAGGAGCTTATGCTTCTTTGCAAGCTTATACATGGGCAGTAGGTCAAGCACTAGGGCAAGAAGTAAACTTAAATCCATTTGAACCAAACTACATGCAAGTTAAGTTGCCAGTTTTAGATACTTATGTAGGACCAGGTGGTCAGATAGTTTCTTTACCTAGAGCGATTATTAGATTACTAGGAGGCCCAGATGATATGGATGCTTTATATCAAGAGGTAGATGCAAACGGAGATTTTAAAGATCAACCTTGGTTTAAGTTTATACGAAGTAGAGCATTTACTTCACCAGGTGGTTCTATGATGGCAGAGGCAATTACAAATGAGAATTACTTTGGAGAACCATATGAAGGTGTAAGCGATTTTGCTCTTGCTCAAACAGGAAGACTGTTACCTTTTTGGGCTCAAGCAGTTACAGAATCAGTGTTAGATGAAAGTGTTACGGCTAGTGCAGCTGGCGGTCTTGCTGAATTTGCAGGTCTTAGATCTGCACCAGAAACAGTTTGGGGTCGTAATAAAATTCTTTTGAATGAAGCAACAAAAATGCTTTACCCTGACACTGTAAACTACTATGACTTAGATCCTATTGCAAAAAAAATAATACGAGAAGAGTTAGCAAAAGGTGATAGTAGTTTTTTTAATAGAGTAGAAGTAGAAGGTGGAGCACAACTTCTAAAAGAGTATCAACAAGTAAACCGTATTATGGAAAATCAAAGAGCAAATAGCAATCAAGACTCAAATAAAATAAATGAATTTTATGATGAATTAGAAAAGATAGGTGCTGAAAAAGATTTGTATGCTGCAACAGAATTGAACAAATATAAAAACAGTAATCAAAATACTAGAGATCGTAGAAAAATAATACAAGATATTAACAAAGAATTTGCAAGACGATACGACAAACTTTATGACCCTCAAGGCGAATACAAAGATGTATTGAATTACTTATCTAGGTTAGATACTGCTAGAGGATTAGAAAGTCCTGAGTCAGTTTGGATAACTTCTTACAAAGAACAAGTTTTATATAACGAGGCTTTTGATGTAGTTTCATCAGACAACATAGAATACTTTGATTATCAAAAACAAGACCAGATGAGACGTGCTTGGATAGATCAATATGGCACAGATGCATTTGAATATGTTAGGCAGTATTTTGCAATAACTCAAGATTTAGAACCAGATGAGAAAGAACTAAAAGATGCTAGAGAATACTTTTCTTATTACTGGGATGCCAGTGAGTTAGCTGCACTAGAAGATACTGCAAGACGGTTTAATATTCCTAAAGAATCTATAGAACAATATCATTATTCAAAAGCAGGAATGACAGAAGACCAGAAGATACTAATAGACACTTTACCTGAAATGAGATTCTTTAACAAAAGACGAAAAAATATACAGGATGAGTTAAGAAAAAACAACCAAGCTTTAGATGGTTTTATATATAGATGGAACTATTCAGATACATTATTACATCCTAGAAATAAAGGCACTGAAGGTTTTTGGACAGACAAGAGAGCTATTGACTTGACCAATCCTAATCACTTATACTCTACATATAATAACAATTAAAACTATCTATGGATAGAAAGGTCTAAGGACATGGCAGAAGAAGTCAAACAAAACTCACCAGAAGCAACTGCACAACAAATTCTTGCAGACAATTCCAAGGAACAACCCCAAGAAACTGTAGCAACTCCTGAACAACCAGCAACAACTGAGACTCCAGACGTATCAAGTTTAGTAGACAAAAGACTACAAGACTTTATAGGAAAAGAACAAGGTAGACTGGCACAAGTGTCAGGACAAAAGATAGCCGAGGTGAAACAATCTTTTGACAGTAAGTTAGAAGAATTGAATCAGAGATTAGAGCCTTTGATGCAAATGGCTAACGCACAAGAAAGAGAAAGACTTCTTAACCTTGACAATGAACAACTAGCAGAGATGGTATTAAAACAAAGGTCACAACCAGCTACGGCACAACCACAACCTGTACAACAGGAACAACAAGTAGACCCTAATATAAATGCTTTGGCAACAGCTACACAGGATTTGTTAAATCAAAACGGTCTTGATATAAAAATAGAAGACTCAAGATTGTGGGATGGATATACCCAAGGTATGTCTTTATTGCAGTCAATTGATTTAGCAAGAAAAAATATTGAGAAAATGAAAGGCTCACAACCTCAACAGGCTCAACAACCTGCGGCAACTACACCAGCTCCAGCTACTCCTTCGACTCAAGGTGCTCCACAAAAAAGCGTAAAAACAATTAGCAGTTTGTCTGATGCAGCACAATTATTTGCAGATGGTAATATAGACTCTACTCAATATAGAGATGCCAAGAAACAAATAAAAAGTTCTGGGTCAGCAACATTATAAGGAAATAAAACAATGGCAACAGGATTATCCCTTTCAAGCTCCTCGAGTTTGAGTGATATGTCTAAAATCATTGTCGCTGAATCAATTGATAACGTAGAGCCGTCAGCACCTATGATGGACCTTGTGATGAGGTATGATATAGAAGCTGGCAGTAAACAGATCAACGTTCCTATTTGGGGAAGACAAAGTGCAGTAGCTCTTACTGAAGGTGTAGATTTATCTGTACCACAGCAGGTTACAGCAACAGTTGTAAGTTTGACTGCATCTGAACACGGAATACTATCATTTGTTAGTGACCGATTACGACATGAAAACAACGAAAACGTACTGTCAGCAGTAGGTACTATGCACGGTCGTGCAGTAGGAAGACTACTAGACAGTGACTTATTGACACTATTAGACGGTTTCTCAAAGTCTGTACCAGGTGCAGGTAGCAATGCAACATTTACTACAATTGCAGGTGCAGTATCTTATTTGAGAACCGACAACAACTCAACATTTGGACCAGCTCCAAGTAGACCTAATGCAGTTCTACACCCAGAGCAGATACGAAGGTTGACTCAAGAACTTGCAGGTATACAAGCAGCAGGCACAGGAATGCCAGCTCAGACTGTACCAGAAGGCCCATCAGCTGACATAATCAGTTCTTACTGGAGAGGTAACGACCCAGTATTTGGTGTCCCGATCTATGAAGATGGAAACATCTCACGAGATGGATCAGGTGACTCAAAAGGTGGAGTCTTTGCAATGGAAGCATTAGCTCTTGCAATGCAGAAAGAAATTACTGCTGAGGAAGAGAGAGACGCATCTCTAAGAGGTACTGAGATTGTAACAACTGGTACTTGGGGTGAGTCAGAAATCGTAGATACTTGGGGAGTTGAAATTCTTTCAGCTACTGATGCTGTCTAAGAAAGGTAGGTAATTTGTGGTAACTCAGGATACGTCTCAATGGATTAACAAAAAACGAGGACACGTCAAAAGGTTCTTGAGTGAATCTATTGCAGAGTTAAACCTTGATATTCCAGCTGATGCTGAGAAGGTGACACTTTATGACCAGAGAGATGGTTCAAAGTTAGTCATCCCGAGATATGCCGCAGACACTTATCTAAAAAAACCGTTTACCATTTGTGATATAAAAAATGGAACAATTGTAGATAACATAGACTCCAACAAAAAATTATTTGATTGGAAGCCACCTTCTAAGATTGAGGATAGTGTAGCCAGCGCAGGTAAAGCTATCTCAAAAACTAAGAAACGAAAAAGAGGAAAGAGAGGCAGAAGATAATGGAACAACCAGTTATTGCACCACCGAAAATAATGCAAAACTATTGGAGGGATGAAGTCATTGCACAACATCCTGACATGGTTAAGGAATATTTGGAGAGGAACAATTTACAGGAATTACCGTTACCTGAATACGTTACACCAGATCAAGCGATATTTTATCGTGAGATAAATGGTGAATGGGAAACTCTTAAGTACCCTGGACAGATTCATGGTCTCGCCACTGCCGTACAGAAAAATTGGCTCATGGCTCGCCCTGTGCTTGAGACGTTAGAAGCCGATAGTACCGAAGCTTCCAGTGAGAGCAGTCTAGAGGTGGCTACCGATATGTTAGCACAAGAGTTAAAGAAACGGGAAACAAGAGAAATTAACAAAAGTAAATCTTTGAAATGTACTGTAAAAGGTTGCAGAAAAAGATTTGCTACAGAGAGTAACATGAAGATTCATATTACTCGGAAACATAAGGAAAATTAACTATGAGTGCTGGAACACGACAATATGAGAGTGGTTCAACAACCACCACTTTGTCTGGCAATGCAGATTTAACTATTACTGCTGCTAGTACAAAGTTACAAATCGTTGACCCAGGTGGTTCAGGAAGAAACTTAGACTTGGTAGCTGTAGATGCTTCTGAAACTGGTGTAACTACAAGTTCTTTTGAAGTTTACATACAGAACGAGGCAGATGCTGACGAAGATCTAACTATCAGAGATGGTAACAACAGTGACAACCAAATCGCTTTAGTTCACCAAAACTCTGGTGCTTGGTTTAAATTTGTGCCAGACGGAAGTGCTGGTCAATGGGTTTCTTCAACTTCTGGAGACAACTAAAAATTAGTAATAATAATAGAGGGGGATTTATTTCTCCCTCTGTTAGACAAGGAATATATAATGGCAATATTAGGATATGAGAAATTAGCTGTGGCTGCCTCAGCAGTTGGCTTGGCTAGTGTTCCATCAGAAGCTACAGTTGCACACATACAATGTGATACAGCAGCTGTTAGGTTTAGATATGATGGTACTGACCCAACAACAGCAGAAGGCACAACTATTGCAGCAGACGGAAGTATTACATTGATGGGAACTGATGTACTTAATGCAGTAAAGTTTATAAGAACTACTTCTACAAGTGCTTCACTAAAAGTGGCATATGGTTCACACACATCTGGTGTAGCTGGCTTTCAGGATGCAATCTAATGGCTCATGACAAAAATCACATTGTTAGAAAACAAGAACAAACTATCGTAGAAGTAGATGTTCCAGGTAAAGATCTAAAAATTCTTGTACCTGATAATGTATACGCATACGGTGATGATAAATCAGTAGTTCAAATGACTGAAGATATTGTTGGTAAACATGCTGATAACAACAATAAAGCAGCAGAAAAAGCTGGTGAAGATGCAAGAGAACAATTGCAGACTACAGATTTTGATTTGAAAAGAAGACAAGTAGCAATAGACAAATTAAAAGCAAAAAAACCTAAAGCATTGTTTTATCCAGACTATGATGACTTCGGTGCAATCAAGGGTGGCAAGTGGGTGTTTTCATACACAACTGAAGCTGGCTTAGAAGAAATACGAGAACATTACTTTACTACTGAAGAGGTAGCAGGTTTTGGAGTTAAGTTGTAAATGGCATCTATTACAGCAGGTACTAAAACAGTTAGTTCAGCTGGAACAAGAGTGCAAGTTACTACTACTCCAACACCAGTAAGACGTGTTAGATTCCAAGCACCACCAGGCAACACTGGTATAACTTATGTTGGTGGTTCAGATGTTTCATCATCCGTAGCAGGTATTGAATTTTCAGCAGCAGGTGGTAGTGAGACTATAGATTTTACGGAAGGAAGACCAGGAGACTTGTCAGAATTTTATTGCGATTCTGCATCGGATGGGGATAAAATACATTTTATTGGAGTATTAGTATAATGCCAACAACAATTTCATCAACAACATCATTAGCAACTATGCTACCAGAATATGCTAGACGTATAGGTGCATATGTTGGATCGTTTACAACTACAACTGCTATAGCTGCAAATACATCTGTAGTATGCACAACCCTAGCAGATAGAGGCTTTGATGTAGATGACCTACTAAATGATTTTTATATAAAGATAACATCACAAAATAATGATGGTGCTATTCGTAGAATATCTGATTACACAGGTAGCAGTGGAACTATAACTGTATCTGGTTCTAGTCTTAGTTCAGATAGTAGTACACAGGCTACGTTTGAAATATATAGATATGATCCTCAAAGACTAACTGATACGTTGCAAGATGCAGCTCAAGAAATATTCCCTAGAGTATTTGTTCCTGTGTATAACAATACAAGTACGGCTAAAGAATTTCAATATAACTTTACTAGACCTACTTCTATCCCAAGAGGATACGTTAGACAGGTATGGATAGAGAAAAGAATAGATGCAAAAACAAGTACAGATAATATTCTTAGTGACCAGAACTGTGACATGGAAGAATCATCCTCTAGTATTACTGACTGGACTGCAAGTAATATTACTGCTGCTGTAGAAGCAGATACTACTGACCCAGATAATGCAATGGTATGGGGAGAATCTCAATCTGCAAAACTAACTGTGTCTGCATCTTCTGTAGGTCAGTTCTATTTATCAGTAACTAATCCTACTAACTACGAGGGTGAAGAACTAAACTTTGCTATATGGGTATACTCTAAAACTGCAAGTCGTGTATCAGCATTTTTACAAACAGACTCTGATACTGTAGTTACTGGAGATTCACATACGGGAAATGGTTGGGAAAGAATAACAGTTACTACTGTTGCTAACAATGTTTCTAGTTCTATCAAGGCAGGACTACAGATAAGTTCTGGTACAGCTTTTACTTGTTATGCTGATGAGGCAATCGCTACTTCTGGTAGAGAAGAAATGCCTAGAGCAGGTAGGATTGCAGTTAGAAACTGGAGAGAAGAAGACACACAAATTAGAATTACAGAGGCAATACCAGAAGATCATAACCTAATGATTGTTGGTATGGGTATGCTAGACTTTGGAAACTTATCCTCTTCAGCACAAGAGATAAACGAAAACAGTAGAAGGTTGCTATATAACGTAGCTGCTAGTATTTTATTCCAAGGTGAAATAGATACAGTTGACTCTACAGAACAGCAACAAGCATTGAATAGATTTAATCACTATAGAAATAGAACAAATGAAATGATGGGTGCAATGACACCTATGGCTATGATAAGGAACACAGCTTCGTAATGCCACAACATACAGATGTAAAATTACAAAACACAGACGGCAGTTCAAATCCTGTAGAACTTACTTTATGGAAGGATAGTCCTAGTCTCCCAGGTGGTTATTCTTTAGGCAACAAGGCTTTCTTACCCCCTAGACAACCGACAGATGATGCGAACTACCAACAGGTAGATCCTAATGCCTCTATGACGTACGACCTTACTTCTTTCCACAGAGGTTTCGGTCAAGGAGAAGATAGAAGTTTTGGTAAAGACAATAGGTATGGGTACTCTGACGGTGTGTTAGCAAACTTCAAAGGTGAGTTAACTTTAGGTTATGCACAAGAAGAAGTAGATATGATTATTAGAAATGGTAGATTTGAAGATACTGAAATCAACCAATGGACTGCAACTAACGTAACACCAGTTAGAAGTACATCTGATCCTAGATCAGGTGATGCCTCTCTACAAGTAACAGTTGGTTCTAACAATGGTACTCTGGTTCAATCGTTTGTTGCTAAGTCAGCAGCAGCTTTGAATGGGCAGAACTATCAAGTCTTAGCATATGTAAAGAGAGTATCTGGTAGTGGTAGTTGTACACTTACTACAACTAATGGTTCTGGTAGTGACAACTCATCTACGAGTACATCTTATTCTTTGATAGAAATACAAGGCACAGCAGCTAGTGCTGGTACTTCAATAACACTTACAT